GGATAGGGGGCATCCGACGCGCACGGAAAACCTTTCGGTTCTAGCACAAGACTTACCAACAACCACCGACGGGCCTTAGAGGGCGCCGTTGGCTGTTGGGTACATTGCACACGGTCTTTCGACAAAAACCGTACAACGCTCTCTAAATTTAAGCTGTCGTGGAAGCTGTATTGGTGTAACTGGCGTCGTAAACGCCGGCAGTTGCACCGGGGGGCGCCCACAATGGTGGGGGCCCCATGTAATGACCTAACATTGCATCGTCGCCTGCGCGGCGGCGCATGATTAGGTTGATGAGGAATTTTTGGGTAGCCGTATTCAAAGGAGTATACGGCGGAATGGCGGTAAGATCGATACAACCATGAACAACAGGTGCGCCAAACTTATTCTGAGTGTCAGTGAAAGTGGGGGCACTTAGCCCGGTTTGATCTGCCTTCACTGAAGGGTCCCAAGTGAGACCCGCCATGGAGTACGAATTGAACCGGACATTGGGTTGGTATGCAGGAAAGCGCACATGTAGTTGGCTACCACCTGCAGTGTGGGAAACGGAAGACACCGTACCTTGGCGCACGTTAGTGCCACCAGCAGCAGAACTGGTAACCACATCTGTACTGTAATCCAATCTCGACGTGTATGCCTCAAGCGAAACTGAGCCGTTGGAATTGGCAATGATAGACACGTCAGTTGAGCCCCGAACAAAAGCGTAACAGGGCGCAATAGCACTAGCGTAAGAAAATGCCATAAAGCTGGCAGAAGGAGCAGCGGGAACAAGAACCGATTTAAGGGGCTGATACCACCATGGCGGTACACCAATGGTAGTAGTGTACGAAGACCCTATGGGGGCCTTTATAGTACCCAGGCGCACTGAATGAGGAATGGAAATAAGCTGCTTCGCGCTAGTAATCGCCTCTCCTATGGTGAGCTCACACGCTGGCTCCATCACTGCAACAACCTTTCCAGATTGCTGACGAATAGTACCACGAACGTGTGGCTCATATTGCGGACCACGCGGAATGGCAAGCTCAAAATCAGATGCCGCCTTAACCTCCACCAAAACTTGGATACTAGAGGCGACAGTAGATGGAGCAATCAGTGGATCCATGACCATAAGGGAAAGATGCCCAATGGCATCAGTGAAGCGTGTATAGTGCGCGTGGCCCGTATAGGGTACGTCGAACTCAAAAACATTGCTATCCTTGAGGTCGAAAACCGCACTATAACCAGAAGGTTGGCATAAAAAATTAGCGGTTCCAGGGACCGTAACTACTGGGGCAGAATCGGTATATGTGTCGCCCACAGTGTTGGCCGGTATGAAACTTGCAAGCACTCGCCCAGCGTGGAACTGGGTCTTGGAAAAAGTAAAGCGGAATTTAAAACCTCCTTTCCACATGCGAAACATCGACCCCCAGAAAAACAAGTTGGAAGGAAGAAAAGCATTGCTGGTCACGGTGGTAGTAACGGGGCCCTCAAAGTTACCAGCTGGTAGCGCGGTTGGAGCACGCCACCAAAGCGAGGACGGTGAGACCATCGCCCCGTACAAGGCAGCACCGTGGGGACTAGTGCCATCATACGAAAAATAGCAGACCTGAGACCATTGGCCGAGGACGTACGCCAACGCCATCTCATCGACATCAGTGCTAGCAAACGCAGAATCAACCTTAAGCTGGTTGCTTATAGTGGGGCCAACGATTTGGCTAGAACTTGTGACATCGACGTGCTGATCCAGTGGAGCTACCAAAGGCAGCACACGCTGCGGAGGTTCCTGGTTGGCCGGAATGGCATAACCAAAGGAACGAACGGCGCCGGCTAACTTGTTCAAATACCACATTGGGGGTCCAGCTATCGAAGAGATGAGCGGTACCCCCTTTGACACGTACCTGAGAGTGCGCGACATGCTAGAAAGCGCACTGGAAAACGGGTAAGCATCGTCCTCAAACTCCTTATTCATCGGCTTAACAGACTTACCGGATTGGACAGTCACAAGAGACGTCTCAAAAGGCAAAGCGCCCAGCAGCTCAATGTCCTCAAAATGGATATACATCTTATAAGTGGGAGCCGCCATGGTGGCAACCGTGGGACAAGGTGTGAGCATGTTCAGCGCGAAAACACCGTAAGGGTTAGAATCCGAAAGGGGAAGGTACTCATATGTGCTCAAAAACGGAACATGAAGTTGAGCCATGGTAGAGTTGGACAAGTCCAACCGCACATGGGGCAGGTTAGTGCAAGACTCAGAAAGCTGGCTGCGAGTGAAGCTGCGAGTGGAGTACTGGGTGTCGCTGTATTGAAAATTCATACAGAGAACGCCCTGGTGAAAAGGGGTGGCCGATACCTGAAGCGTAAAGACTGTCTTGAAGCGCATGCCATAAGCACCACGTAAGCGAATGTTCCCACTAGAAAAAACAGTGGAAAGCATGCCGGCAAGATCGAGCGTGTTGACAACAACACTCGATCTGGTCGCGGGCAAACTCCCGTTCCACATGAGTCTGGGGCGAGCAAAAAACTCCTTGACATCCTGTAAAGCAGGTTGTGCCACAGGTCCCTTATTTGGACGATAGTGCTTTCCCAAGACGTCCACTGCTTCACAAGCCTCTGAAACAAAGGTAGTAACGCCAGTGGACTCGGTAGAGCCATCAACACTAAGAGAATTAATAGTGCCGCAAACCTCGGTCGCGTCGCGATCGAATTGATCATCATTTGAAATTTTGGAATCAGCAGGAGAAATTACCCCAATTGGCCCTCCCAAACCGCAAGGGGGGCGCCTCTTCTCTGACAGTAAGGTGCGTCTGAGTAGTAAAGCGAAAGCTAACACCTAAAACTAGATAACCCTGTCCTCAATAGTAAGCAGGAGGCGCCACTTATTTTCTAACGAACTGAGCGTATATGCTATCTAGCTACTGATTTCCCGTGATGGCTGAAGCAACCCTAGCAACAATGCCGGGGCGTGATGCCTCAACCACTAAAGCCGCACGAGAACGGATGGCCATAATGGCCTTGTCAAATGACAATTTATTATTGTCGTTCAACCCCTCGTCCCTCTCAGTTAAAAACTGCCCCAAAATGAGAAACTCTTCGTCACTCAAGGTGACAAAGTTCACCAAAGTCGCAATATCAAGCGCCGCCACAAACTCCCCGAAGAGGTCACGGCGGAGGCGAAAGTAAGAAAGATTAGAACGAAGCACCTTGTCACACCAAGTCAACATACTGTCTGCGGAAATCTTGAAAGAAGCTGGAGAAACTAGAAAGCTACAAACCTCCAAATCTATAGCTAGCTGAACCTCTTCTCTGGGTTTTGGTGACCCTGAGTAGTAAGACTAAATAGTCACACCGCTATACTAGAACACTGTCCCACCTGTAGTTCTGACTGAGGTGCAATTATTTATCCCCACACGGTAGCGTGTCTGCTCTAGTACCAAGCATCCGTGCGCGAACGCACATAGTTGTAGTACGCACCTCGCTCCATCGGGAGCTTCGAAACGTGCTGTAAGTCCTCCAACGCCTCGGCAACCAGAGGCGCCATCTCAGACCACTCCTGTTCGCCATACAGGCTCAACTCCTGTAACATGAGCTCATAGTTGTTCTTGAGAATCTCGGGCAATTCTTTTTTATTCTGAGCCCAATAATTCATATAACGGAAGCTGTTCTTGTCCAACGGGCACTTCCAATGCCCGCTCTCAAACAGAAAGCCACGCTTCAAGAACGTTACGTTCTCAATGTTGGTAAACGGGGTCCAATTCCCAGTCTTGTCGCCGGGAGTATAAATGAGCCGAAACTCCTCCTTGAGTGCGCTCGCCACGGTTTGCTGGTTAAAGACAGCCCGAACAGCAGGAGACACACCCGAAACGTTGTCATCGCCATAAGTGGCGGGACGAACGTTGCTCCAAAAACCCGTTAAATCACCGGTTACTCTTATGTACGCTGCAACAAGGCAAAAGAGACTGTACATAGAGTTGACAATGGTCGTAAATGGGTGCCCACTTGGCAAGGATTTGTTCCACTGATAAATGAAACGCTGGTCCTTACCAGGACCACCAACATGCCGCGAATGCACGAGGTCTTGCCAAAGCACTTCGCGCACACGACAGTTCTCGGCTCCATCGTTGTACCACCGGTTGATGTATGTGAGAATATGGTTATGAATACCCGCCTGTTCGGAGCTATCAAACCCCTTGAAATCGCCATCAAAGACGTCGTCACCAAACTGGCGGAGGTGGGCAGCCAAGTTGCCCCAATCGCTGTATGGACATATACCGGGGCACATACCAGACCTAGTGTGGTTGGACATCACAGCGGTCTGGAAAGCGCCGAAATACATGCGCCACGCAAGCGCATAATCCAGCGGCGAAGCCGAAATCAGGCGCGTCTCAAACTTGGCAATCTTCTCCGGCTTGCGAAGCTCGTCCTTCAAAAAGTCCATAAAGACCACGGACGTGCGGCGCCCCTCCTTAGCTTCCTGGATGATGTGTTCAACACGAGCGCGAAGCTCAATTGCCTTCTCACCATCCAGCCGATAATCCGCTTCCGAGCCAAAAAAGCCCTTCTTTCCGTCACGCATGGTGTAAACATACGGAAAGCCCGCCGAAGTGCCTCGCGGAATACTGCGAAACTTCTCCGACGGAATGCCCACAACCGCCTCATCAAATGAATAAATCAGCCGTGGGCTCGCCTTCGTTAACGTGGTGAGTGGCCGCATAGCAACGTGCATAGCGGACGCTAGCCACGGTTGCTCATAAATAAGCACTTCAGTCGAGTAAGGCTTGACCGCGTTCTCCATTGGATACTGCATCACGCCTGTAAGCGGATCGCGAACAGGACTCATGTAGGCAGGCGAATGGTCAAAAGGTCCAAACCTCCCATAATGTGGAGTCTTAAACAGAGAGCTCACGGGGCAAATCGCTACCGCCTTGTCCAGTGTGAACAAAGGCAAGAAGCTACCAGGCTCCGCGAAATGGTGTACAAATCCACTCTCAAACTTGACCCCACGCTGCTCCAAGTCCTCTTCGAAGCAGTCCTTGACAAACTTCAGCTTGTCGATCATGCCGCCAAGCACCTCCTGGGTAATGACTGTCGAGTATGAAAACGGCGCGCCAATCTTCTTAGCCACGTGAAACCCCATACACGAGCGACCACTATACAATGAATTGTCCAAAATACACAGCGGTGCACCGCAATCGCCTTCCTCGGTGTCTGCCATGTACTTCAACGAACGCAAAGATGGCACCTCCCCTTCCTTAAAATGCGGGAACGTGACGTATTGTGGCTGCACGACCTGCGAAGTACGCAACACGCCTTCCACCACCCGATCGTTGCTGTCAATCTTGGCAACATCCAATGTAGAATATTTGCCACTGACAGTGCGCAAGTCAGCCTCCGTGATAAAATTGTGAATAACTTTGCGGTGCGCTTGCAGCAACGGCAGGCCATTGTCGTCAACAAAGTTGACGACCACGGCATCAATAGTGGGTTCCTCTACACGCGGACGTGAGAGAAACCACTGGGGTGTGAAGGTAACCTGATGCTTAGTTTGCAGGCAGTTGCGAATAACAATCTTGCCCTGCCTAGCAACAGGAACCTCCTGGACATGCCGCATCACGTCAGTAATGAAATGATACGGCATGAGCACTAAGGAAGCTTCCAAAAACATCACCTGGCCGGAAATAATCACCCGATCAGGAGTGTCGATGTACATTTTGTACGTATTACCATAAATCTTATTACGCACATCGCTGTTGACACCCTGAGAAATGATTCTCTCTTGTAGCGGCCTATCAGATCCCTTCACAGCTGCCACATTGCTTTGCTCGACAACCTCGTTCTTTTTCTTGTGCCCAAAAATGCCACACAAAAAGTTCCACAGTCCGGTAGCCAGCGCAGTAGTAGCGCTGAAAAACACGTCAAGAACGTGACGAGCAGCGCCAAATACAAAGCGAACAAGCTTGCCAAGGCCAAGACCCAGCGTGTAACCCAGCACTGCGGACATGAGTAGAACAACCATCTTGCGCCAACCAACAAACCACTGAAAGTCGTTGGTCTCGAGATTGTTGTCCATCCAGTCCTCCAGGACCTCAAGCCGCTCCGCATAAGTCTTACCACGCAGCTCCTTGTCAAAGTTCATTGTCATGACCTTAACATGTGCAGTTGACACGCGGCGGGCCTTATCCCCCGCGTTGCGAATGCGCGAGAAAAACCCGCTTTGGCGCTGGATCTCACCCTGGCCCATGGCCTCAATAAAGCTATCAAGCTCGGCCACATTGCCCGCATGTCCCTCGCACCGTTGCTTGAGAACCAAGGCGGCCTCACGAATAACGTCAGACAAATCGCGCGCCTCCGTAGAGGTCACGCCACTGTTGAAGTCGTGCTTGAAAACTCGCCAGATATGCCAAGGGTAACGCATAAAAGGCTCTTCATGCGTCTTACAACGCTCCTTTTCCGCAGCGTACTTGTCATAATCAATAAATTTGGTGCCCTGCTTGAGAAACTCTGGCTTCACCTCAATATAATATGGGCACGAGATGCGACGCACCGCAGCCATAGGCTCATGAATGACTTGCTCAGCTGGGGCGCGAATGGCCTTAAGGTTAGTCGTGCCAAGCACGAACTTCGAGCCAAAGTAAATCTTACCCTTGCTATGCAAGTCTGCGAAATTGAGTGGGAAAGCCCAGCTACTCATCATGCGAATGATGTTCATATACTCGTTGTCCTTGTCCATGACGTTGGGCTTCTGCTGAAAAGCATCGTCCATGATCAAACAAGCTTGACCACAATAACCCTGCCAATACTCCGAATTTCCCTTCGCCCAGACGTTCGCTTTCACAAGCTCAGCGTCAGGGGAATTGCCCAAAATGCCACTCAGCACCATGATAGCCGCACAAATGTGCTGCGACATCACGGTCTTGCCGATACCGGGGTCACCCACCAACATCATAAACAATGGTTCCACACGCAAGTTGTTGCGAGCATTGAGAGAACCCATGTAAGGAAACAGCACATTAGTTGCCTTAACAAGGTATTCCTCAACCGCGCGGCTCATGGGTGTGCCGCGGTAAAGCTCTTTAAAAGTATGGCCCCTATTGACCAACGCCGCCAGGCGATTGATCTCATTAGGGTCCATGATCACTTCGCACGTGGACGAAACACGCACGGCCTCCTCGACCTCCGAAAACCATTGCTTCACGGGCCGATCAAGAGAACGAAACAGTTCCACTTTGTCCTTGCCGAACATGGCACGGATCCAGTTGACAGAAGCCTCAAGAGCATTCTTAATCCATCCAATGAAGGTCTCCCAACCTCCAGTGGCGCGATCAATCTTGCTCAACTGATTGGCCAAATCGCCAGCAGTGCTCCTGGTAAAACCGCGCTTAAAAATGCTCGCAAGCATCAGCGTGGAAAAGAGCTTCGCCAGCGTGCCGTCAAAACCAGATTGTCTAACGCACGGTCCCATGTCTCCCTCTTCAAAGTACTTAGACACACGTGACCACACGCTTTTACCCAGCACAACAGCCAGGCCGGACAAAATTGCTGCGCGAACGTAGACACAGCTCGCGAGCTTGTCGCTACGCAGCGCAAAATAAATAATTGCCACAAAGGGCGCCATCCACAACGTATCGTGCAGGCGCTGCTTGAAAATCTTAGCCTGCGCAGTTAAACTGGCAAGCATTTCCTGTGCGGTGTCGGAGGTCCGAGTCAACGAACGCACCAAATTAACAGCACAAGCTCCAAGGGCTCCAACTCCGATCATCAGGACCTTCTCAATCTTCTTGTTGCTTTGCCGCAGAAAAGCCTCCTTGGCCATGTTACGCTGCATGCGAGCATACGCAACTTGCTTCAACCGGGTCTCCTTCGGAACTTCAAGTTTAGCCTTCTTGTCACGCGCAGCAGCAGCAGCACGCTGCGCCTCCTCACGCTCCTCGCGCTTCATCAAGCGCGCGCCAGACTGATGGATAATCTCACCATAGGTGCCCAGAGGCCCAGCGGCAGTGCCAACAGCCTTAATCAACCGCTCCAGCGGCTTCACATAAGTGTGGCAAAACGGCGTGCGCTTGTTGCGATACGAAACGTAATTGGCAAAACCAGCGCAGCCGAAGTTCAGGAAGCACTGCCCTGCGAAGGCCTTACGCTGCACGTAAGTCTTGCGCTTGACAATCTGTGGCTGCGCCCGCTTCACAACGTGCACAACCACCTTCCGCCCAATGGCGACCTTCCCAGAAAATACCTTACGCCACTCAGCAACGCTGAGGACACCGGCCTCTCTCTTCTCCTTCTTCTCGAACAGAATGTGGTTCTTGAAAACATGAACCCCATACAGCCACTCAGACTGCAACGCGCTGTCCGCGCGGAAATAGGAATCGGAAACCAGGTTGTACTTAGATGAGTTGTTCTCCATTTGGGTCGTGGAAGAAACCGTCTCTTCTGTGGTCTACGGGACTCCCATTTGAACGAGCGCCTCTCGAAGGCCGGTAGGGGACAACGCTCTTCAGCCACAAGGACTATCAGCGTGTGCTTTCCGTTTGCTCGTTAACCACAGCGTACCGCCCCTTTCAACTTATCCGTGAAACACTTGCGACGCCTCGCCGAGGCAAGAAATCAGAGTCCGGCTTTTGGCCGTTTACGCATCCGAAAAGGAAGAACCAATTCTTGTTATGCGCAACTCTGTTGCTGACGGCTACTACTTGAGTGGTTTCAACACCCCCGCAAGATGACATTTAAGCCATGCTCACGTATTCGGAATTCCGGGACTTTTGCAATCCTATCCCCGTGGTCTGCCATACCGCAGGGCAAAGAGTGTCTTGAACATGCTGCGCTAATTGTGTTAGACATGGCGAGGATCAACCCGCTTTGTTAGTCCCCTAAGGGCAATGTCTTCAAATTCCGCTGGCAAAATCCGGTGCTCACCTTTGGTACTCGAACGTGCCTTCTCCAATAAACAAAGCCTGCACCACATAATCCAAGCCATCAATGAAGTCAAAGTCATGTAAACACCTTAAACCACGGGACTATATACAACCCGCTGGCGGTGGACCAAAAAAATGGTCGAGTCAATAGGAATCTGGTAGTACTTTACCTATCGCTAAGCACACAAAACTGGAAAACCGTTACAGGGTGCAAGGCATTGTCTTCGCCGCTTAAGGTGCGAGGGCCCCAACCTAATCTATACGCCTAAGGTCCTAAGCCCGCAATCTACGGTGGTCAACTAGCAAGGCCATTACTAGCCAAGAGCACTTACGAAAAACGAGCGCAGACCAGTAATCGCATAGCCTAATGGGAAAACCGCACGACATTGATGACCCAGTTGCCGCTGGGGTAAAATCGTCTCTGGTAGGGGTTAC